CCCCAGGCTGAGCCGGTGCAGGACCACCTGCCTGCACCGGCCAGCTTGGAGCAACTGGCCGAGGAGGTCGCCGCGCTGGGGCGCAAGGCCGGGCATCGACGCAGCGGCATGCAGGCACTGGCAGCAGCGAAGAAGCAGGGCAAGGACGAAGCAGGCACCCGCCGGGTGCTCGAGGAATGGCACGAAGCGATCAGCAACACACTCAACAAGGAGAACATGAAGTGAACGTCATCTGGAACAGCGAAGAGGACAAGCCGAAGGCCGCACCGAAGGAGTTCAAGAACGACCCATGCCCCGAGGGGACGTGGGAGTTCGAGATCGTCAAGAGCGTGGCCCGGCAGAGCCAGTTCGACAACGTGAAGACGAAGGACAACCCAGATGGCTGGGAGTGGAGCCTGTGGCTGGACACGACCGTCAACGGAACCCGCTACCGGGTGTTCGACTCGATCGCGGTGACGCACATCACGCGCATCAACGAGGTGCTCCGGGCGACCGGGCGCCCCGAGCTGCGCCCAGGCAAGGATCACCGCGTGGACGAGCAGAGCCTTGAGGGAGATCGCGTGCGCGTGCGCGTCTACCACACGAAGGCTGGCAAGGCGCGCGCTGGCGACTACATGAAGGCCGAAGAGGCGAAGAAGGCCGCGCCGAGCCGCGGCAAGGTCGACACCTCCGAAATCCCATTCTGAATCCCCGGAAAGGCCGGGGCGGGTCGAAAGGCCCGCCCTGGCTGTTGGGATCAAACATGCGACAGATGTGAGGAAGTGGAGCGGAATCGCTCCACGGCGAAAGGACACCGATGTCTCCATTTCACCGACGAGGCAAAAACGCACAAATGGACAAGAGCAAGTTGGTTGATTGCAGTCTTCATCATTTGTGCCTTGAAGACAAGTATCCCTTTGACCGTCATCAGCAAGACCTTGATTACACGCGGGGTTTTTCACAGGGCGTCTGGTTCATGCGACAGCACGGACACCTGTTCAACACTGACCGCAGGTGGTGGACGCTTTGGTCAACGCTTTCAAAGATTCGTCGTGGCGTTGCAGAAGGAAAACTGTGCCTGCCGCTGATGTGGTGGCTTCGCATTCGATTCAAGCTTCCTACCTGATCCATTACGGCAAGGACGCCATGAAATACCTATCGGTTTGCAGCGGCATCGAAGCCGCATCAGTCGCGTGGCATCACATCGGCTGGGAGCCAGTCGGCTTCAGCGAGATCGAACCATTTCCGAGCGCCGTGTTGGCGCATCGGTTTCCGACCGTTCCCAACTTTGGGGACATGACCAAGTTCAAGGAGTGGCCCATTGAGCCAGGAAGCATCGACATCCTTGTGGGGGGAACCCCTTGCCAATCTTTCAGCGTCGCAGGACTCCGGCAAGGACTCGCAGACCCTCGAGGAGGACTTATGCTTACCTATCTTGAAATCGCTCGGCGTCTACGGCCTCGATGGGTTGTGTGGGAAAATGTCCCCGGTGTCCTGTCCAGCAACGGAGGACGGGATTTTGGTTCCTTCCTCGGGGCGATGGGGGAACTGGGGTATGGCGTCAGCTACAGGGTTCTCGACGCTCAATGGGTGCGAACACACGGGCATCCCCGCGCCGTCCCGCAGCGCCGGCGACGTGTCTTCGTTGTCGGATGTCTTGGAGACGGGACCCGTGCCGCCCAGGTTCTCTTTGAGCGCGAAAGCGTGTGCCGGGATTCTGCGCCGCGCCGAGCGAAGGGGCAAGTCATTGCCGCCGATGCTGAAGGCGGCGCTGGAAGCGGTTGCTATTGGAACGGCGAACAAGTCTGCGCAGCTCTGACGCGCAAGGGTTGCGATGATCGTATGCCGGACAAGGAACGTCTATTTGCGGTGTTGCAGCCGACCGCTGGAACGCTCGGCAATCGTGGCCTGCGGTCGCACACGGAGTTGGACGGTCACGGAGCGTACATACCAGTCGCACAGCCCGTGCCATACGACTTGTTTCAGATAACCGCTCCAGTCAACAGGCAGAACCGAAAGCCAGGCGACCCGTGCCACACGCTTGCACGCGATAACGCTGCACACGCGGCGGTGGCGCATTTCATTGGTTTGGATCAGGAGCAGAATGCCACCATTGATGCATTTGGAACCTTAAAGGCAAAGACTGAAGGAGGAGGGTTTGAGGGTCATGTGATGACTGCATCAATGACCGTGCGACGCCTGACACCTCGCGAATGCGAGAGGCTTCAGGGATTCCCCGACGATTGGACGCTGATCCCGTGGCGCGGAAAGCCATCCGAGCAATGCCCAGATGGCCCGCGCTACAAGGCGTTGGGAAACAGCATGGCCGTGAACTGCATGGAGTGGATCGGCGAGCGGATCGCGAGGTTCCATGCCTGAAACCATCCACCCAGCAGTCGAGGCTGCTTATCAGCTGCTCGGGTTCATCTTCGAGGCCGAGGATCTGGTTGAGATCCGAACGCTGGGCACGAGGCCCATGCAGCGCTGGGCGAAGCTGCACGACCTGGCGCAGACGATCCAGCAGGCCGCCGACTTCCCAGCCGGCACCCATGTCTACTTCGGGGCTAACCCGCGAGCGCGCGCCGGCGGCAAGGCCGAGGACGTGCAGCAGGCGCGCTGCCTGTTCGCCGACTTCGACCACGGCTGCACCCTCGAGCAGGCCCGGCTGAAGTGGAACGACGCCTGCATCCCTGAGCCCACCGTGATCGTCGCGACCGGCGGCGGCATCCACGCTTGGTGGCGCCTGCAGGAGCCGATGGAGGACCTCGCGCGCTGGACCGACTACCAGGACGCGCTGGCCCAGCGCCTCGGGTCCGACCGATCCGTGACCGACGCGCCGCGGATCATGCGCATGCCGGGGTTCGTGAACTGGAAGTATCCAGAGCGCCCGACGTGCACCGTGCTCGCCTGCGAGCCTGACCGGGCCTACGGGCTGGAGGAGTTCCCTGACCCAGCCGCGTTCCAGAAAGTGGAAGATAAAGTTCCACTTCAGGTCGCAGCTGGAAGCCTCTCCGACCTGTCCAAGCGTTTCCTCGAGGACGGATACCTGCTGCCCGGTTACGGTCGGCGGGACACGATCTTCACCGTCGCCTGCGACCTGAAGGCGCGCCAGTGGGCTCAGGCCGACGCCGAGGTCGCGATCATGCGCCGGGCCCGGCTGCTGGGGCTCGGACCAGATGACCTCGCAGACCTGCCCAGGCAGATCGCGAACGCCTTCAAGGGTGAGCGGACCCCGCTCCAAGGCAAGGCCGAGGAGGCGCAGGTGGTGGTCAATTTGCTGTCTCAAGCATTGACCCCGGTCAGCGTGGCGACTCTGTGCAGCAGCCACGTTGACATGAAGCCGCAGATCATTCACGGACTGCTCCGGGAACAGGAAACCCTGAACCTGATTTCGGCACCGAAGATGGGGAAGAGTTGGCTTGTGAACGATCTTGCCATTTGCTTGGCTGCTGGCACTGCATGGCTTGGTCGTTTCAACACCACTGCTTGCAGGGTTCTGATCATCGACAACGAGCTGCACAGCGAGACAAGCGCCAACCGCATCCCGAAGGTGCTTGATCAGAAGGGGCTGTCGATAGACAACCTGTGCGGAAGGCTTGACGTTCTGAACCTGCGCGGGAATCTGAAGAGTTTCGACGAGTTAGACAGCGATGTCTTCAGCACGCCAGAGTTTGAGGCGCTCAACTATCGGGTGATCATTCTGGACGCCTTCTACCGTTTCAACACCGGAGAGAATGCGAGCGAGAACGACAACGCCTACATGACTGGCGTTTACAACAAGCTCGACCGATGGGCGGCCAGGCTGAAGTGCGCGTTCGTTTGCGTGCATCACTCATCGAAGGGCGATCAGAATGACAAGGAGGTGACGGATGTCGGATCTGGTGCTGGTTCGATGGCACGCGCTGCAGACACGCACCTGATTTTGCGGCACCACCAGCTTGACAACCATGTCGTTCTGGATGCCGCTGTCCGATCGTTCCCGAAGATCGAACCGATGGTGCTGAATTTCACTTGGCCTGTGTTTGTACCGTCAAACGCATCGCCTGAAGAACTGCGACAGCGCAAGAATGGGGCAGTCGAGTTTGACTCGGAGCAGCTCATGGAGAGCTTTCCAGATCCTGAAGTCGGGCAACCCGATGACATGTGGTTCAGCAGCGGCATGATCATTCGGGCAGTGAGGAAGCGCCGAAAGAGCCTGGGCGTCAACAAGATCAGGGATGCGATCAGAAATGCGGTCGAAGAAGGTCTTCTGGAAGTCAACGGACTGCCAGCAAACGGACGTGGTTATCGGAAACCAACCCTTCACGGCCGTGAAGGTTTTGTGAAGGGTGTGAAGGCTTCCGACTCTGGTTCAACCCTTCACACACACGACCATAAAGAGGTCGTGTGTGGGAAGGGTGTGAACTCATCAGAGTCTTCACGGCCATGACCGCCTACGCCCCCCCTCCCCAGCTGGTGGTCGAGGCCCTCGCCAGCCTGGACGTGGGCGCCGTGTCCAAGCGGGAGATCGCCGGATGGAAGGGCAAGCTGAAGCACGACCCGGAACAGGCCAGCATGAGCCTCTGGGTCCTGATCATCGTCAGCCGGGTGGACGAGTGCGCTGCCTGCGACGCCCTGAACCTCCCCCACTGCCTTGACTGCCGCGGGTACCTCAAGGCCCAGCCGGTCGAGGACGATGCCCTCCAGCAGACCGTGCAGCTCGTTTTGGAGACTTGCCAGGCACTGAACCGCCAACGGGCTAGGAGGCGCCCATGAGCGTGGGACAATGCGCGCATGGACGAGCAGCTGACCTGGGGCCCATGCGACGGGGACATCGTGACCGTCGAGCCGACCGAGCGGGAGATCAGGATCCCCGTGGTCTGTGGGATCTGCCTCGATGACCTGCCCTCCAACCTGGACACGAGGATCTACACCGAGGCCCTCTACCTGCGGGACAGTGAGGGCCGCTGGCTCTATTCCGGTCGAATGCGATACCGCTCAGACGGGACCGCGTTCTGGCACGAAGCCTGAACCCCCTTGCGGAGCGTGTTTCCCGTGTGATGCTGGTGGCGTGGGAAGCCATAGTCGCCAGAAGGGCAAACGAGGCGAGCGCGAGGCCGCGGCGCAGATCGCACACCACTGGGGCGCAGTCGGAGCGCGCCGCAGCGTGCAGTTCTGTGGCCGCGCCGGTGATGCAGATCTGTCGGGCGTCGAGGGCATTCACTGCGAGGTCAAGCGCTACGCCCGGATCGCGGCCCTCGACTTCCTCGAGCAGGCCCAGCTGGACGCCGAGCCCGGCGCCGTTCCGGTCGTGCTCATGCGAGAGGACTGCGAGACCGACTGGACCGTGATGCTGCGCGTCAGCGATGCGCCCGAGTTTGCGCGGCGCCTGGTGCGCATGCTGGGAGAGGCCACGCCGCAGGTGGAGGCCGGGCAGTGATGGCGGTGAAGCGCGGCCGAGAAGACGTGCGGATCCTTGCGACGCTGAAGGAGCATCACTGGCGCGAAGGCGCGAACGGGACCAAGTGGACCGTCGAGAAGCTTGGCCGCAACATTCACCGAGTCACGATGTTGTGCGACACCCCGCACGCATTTGAGTGGCACGGGCTGCTGGCCTCTGACCGCCACCACGACAACGCACACACGAACCAAGACCTCGAGCGCAAGCACCTAGACGAGATTGTCCGCCGCAAGGGCGGTGTGATCGATTGCGGCGACCTGTTCTGCGCCATGCAAGGGAAGTTCGACCTGAGGGCAGACCGATCTGCGCTTCGACCCGAGTACCAGTCGGGCGATTACCTCGACGCACTCGTGCGTGAGGCGACGAAGTTCTACGGCCCGTATGCGGATCGCTTCGTCTGCATTGGACGAGGCAACCACGAGACGGCCATCACCAAGCGACATGAGACCGACCTGACGGAGCGCCTCTGCGCGGGCTTGAGCGCGTCGGCGCCCTGCCCTGTGCATTCGGGCGGTTACGGCGGGTGGGTTCTGTTTCGCCTGGTCACTGCCAAGGGCGGATCGTTCTCGTTCAAGGTGCGGTACTTCCACGGGTCTGGCGGCGGCGCGATGATGACGCACGGCGTGCTCGACACTCGCCGGCATGCGTCCATGTACCCGGACGCGGACATGGTGATCACTGGACACAGCCACCACCACTGGGTCGTTCCCATTGCCCGGGAGCGCGTGAGGCAATTCTTGGGGCAGGCTGAAGTGATCGTGGACGAGCAGCTGCATGTGCGCATCGGCACCTACAAGGACGAGCACGGAGACGGGTTCGGCGGCTGGTCCGTCGAGAAGGGCATGGCGCCCAAGGGTGTCGGCGCAGTGTGGATGCGCCTGCACATTGCAGGAACGCAGAAGGAATACCGGTTAGCCGCGGAGGTGAACCGTGCGCAGTGAGTTCCGCACCAAGGTGAACGGCAGGCTGTGGCGCGTCGTCGAGACACCAGCCCGCGAGATGGGCAAGGACTGGGGCCGGTGCGATCACCCGCCTGGGCGGAACCCCACGATCCAGATCCGGCGCAGCCTGCGAGGTGTGCGCCACCTCGACACGCTGGTGCATGAGGTCCTGCACGCTGCACGTCCTGAGCTGGATGAGGAGGCAGTGGATACCACTGCTACCGCAATCGCCAAGGCACTGTGGCGCGCGGGCTACAGGAGGTTGCCCTGATGGAACGCCCCCCTCGCCTGCGTGTAGGCAAGCCACGCGCCACGCCCAGGATCTTTCACGGTGATGACAGGGGCAGCGCCCACAGTCGCGGCTATGGCGTTTCATGGCGCAAGGTGCGTGAGGTCGTGCTCCAGCACGAGCCGCTGTGCAGGCACTGCATGCAGCAGGGTCGAGTGACAGCAGCGCAGGAAGTGGATCACGTTGTGCCGCTGAGTGAAGGCGGAACGAACGACCGCGAGAACCTGCAGCCTTTATGCGTCGGCTGTCACCACGCGAAGACATTTCGGGACATGGAGCGTCGCAAGACCGGGGGGGCCTGCGAAATGACGCATAACCATAAGGACCACATTGGGCCCACGTCTGCACGCGGCGCCCGAAACAGCCGAGGGGAGGCTTAGTTTATGGGCCGGAGACCAGTACCTACCGCGATTCTGAAGTTTCGAGGCAGCGAGAAGGGCCACGCCAGGGCGCCGGAGCCGCAAGGCAGCGACGGGACGCCGCTGATGCTGCCAGACGTGGCGTCCGATGACATCGCTCGCCGACACTTCGACCGCATCATCGAGGATTTGCGCCGGTTGGGTTTGTACGCCTGCGAGGACTACAAGGCGCACAACGCGCTGGCCATGTACCAGGCCGAGTTTGAGCGCATGGCTGCTGCCTGCCGGGAAAAGGGGCTGGTACTTGAAACGGCGCAGGGGTCGTATATCTCTCCGTGGAAGAAGGCGCGCGACGAGGCGAGGGCCGAGGTCATGCGTCTGTCGAAGGAGTTCGGGCTGACTCCTGCGTCGCGCGTCGGTCTTGTGGGTTCAGGAAAGTCGAAGGGGGATGCCTCGGGCATCGAAGCGCTCCTCAAACCCAAGACGGCCTAGGCTCGCACCTGTTGCGGGCTTCAGTGCTTCGGCCACCGCCGCAAAGGGCGACTGGTTCGATGTGGACGAGCTGCAGCGCCTCGACACTTTCTTCGGCCTGCTGACGCATCAGAAGGGTGTGTGGGCTGGCAAGGCGTTCGCCCTGCTGCCGTGGCAGCGCGACCTGCTTGGTGCCCTGCTCTGCTGGAAGAAGGCCGACGGGACGCGGCGCTTCACCGACGCCTACATCGAGGTGCCGCGCAAGAACGGAAAGAGCACACTGGTAGCCGGGCTCGCGCTCTACATGCTGCTCTGCGATCGCGAGCCAGGCGCCGAGGTCTACTGCTGCGCGAGCGCCCGCGACCAGGCCGCGATCGTCGGCGACGCCTGCCGGCAGATGGTGCAGTCGAACGCGGCGCTCGCCAAGAGCGTCGAGGTGTTCCGCAACGTGATCACCTTCGGGAACTCGAAGCTCGAGATCCTGTCGAGCGACGCAGGCACGAAGCACGGCAAGAACGCGAGCTGCATCGTCTTTGACGAGGTGCACACGTTCCCCGATCGTGACCTGTACGACGCGATGGTGACTTCGATGGGCGCCCGCCAGCAGCCCCTCCGGGTGTCAATCACAACTGCCGGGCATGACCGCAACAGCCTGTGCTGGGAACTGCACGACTACGCGGAGAAGGTGCGCTCGGGCGTGGTCGAGGACCCGAAGTTCATGCCGGTGCTGTTTGGCGCGCCGGTCGATGATGACTGGAAGAGCCCGAAGGTGTGGCGCAAGGCGAACCCGTCGCTCGGGATCACGGTGTCCGAGGATTTCCTCGCGGCCGAGTGCTCCAAGGCGAAGGAGTTGCCCTCCTACGAGACGGCGTTTCGTCAGCTGTACCTGTGCCAATGGACCGAGAGCAAGCAGGTCTGGATCAGCGCCGACTCGTGGAACGCCTGCTACTCGAGCGGGTGCGACCCCGAGGCTCTGCTGGGGCGCGAGTGTTACATGGGCCTCGACCTCTCGACCACGACGGACCTGTCGAGCCTGAGCCTCGCCTTCCCGCTCGCGGACGGGTCGGTCGATGTACTGTCCTGGTCCTGGTGCCCAGAGGATGGCATCCGCCGGCGCAGCCGCAGCGACCGCGCACCCTACGAGGTGTGGGCCGCGAAGGGCTGGCTGCAGCCGACGCCGGGCGCGGTCGTGGACTACGACTTCATCGGGCACAAGATCCGCGATCTGGTGAAGCGCTATAACGTCAAAGCGGTGGGCTACGACCCGTGGGGCGCCACGCAGCTGGCGTCGCAGCTCTTTGCCGAGGGCGTTCCGATGATCGAGGTACGCCAGGGCTACCGCACCCTGAGCGAGCCAGCCAAGCGCCTTGAAGCGCTCGTGCTCGGCCGCAAGCTGCGCCACAACGACAACCACCTGCTCACCTGGGCCGTGTCGAACTGCGTGCTCGACATCGACCCTGCTGGAAACGTGAAGCCAAGCAAGGCATCGAGCACCGAGCGCATCGACCCGCTCGCGGCTCTCGTCACCGCTCTCGCGACCTGGCTGCACCAGAAGACCGAGACCGGCCCAAGCGTCTACGAAGAAAGGGACATTTCATGGGTTTGAAGGACATCGTGCGCCGCTATCTCGGCCCCACCCCGCCGCGCTCCGACTTCGAGGACACCGTGCCCATCGGTCAATCGACCAGCGGGTCGGTGCAGTCCTACGTTCAGTCGTACTCCTACACGGGCGAGTCCATCACGCCCTCTCGCGCGCTCGAGAGCCCGAGCGTGTACGCCTGCGTGCGACTGATCGCCTCGAGCATCGCGCGCCTCGATTGGGAAGTTCTGCGCGAGACTGCCAACGGCAAGATCGCCGAGCCTGAGCACCCGCTCCACAACTTGCTGAACTACGAGGTGAGCGACGATGTGGGCGCGATCCAGTTCCGCGAGAAGCTCATCAGCGACTGCCTGCTGACGGGCAACGCCTTCGCCTACATCCACCGCGACGCCGCAGGCCGGCCCGTCGCGCTGGAGGCGCTGCGACCTGACTACGTTGCGATGTACCGGGACGGTGAGAACCAGCCCTACTACCAGGTCTGGACCGGCAAGTACGTCGGCAACAACGCCGAGAAGGCGATGCGCCGATTCCGGGCCTACGACATGTTCCACCTTGTGGGTCCCACCACCTTTGACGGGCTGCTCGGCGTGCCCCCGATCCACCTGATGCGCGACGTGATCGCGCTTGAGCTTGAGATCACGGAGTTCGTGACTCGGTTCGTGGCGAACAACGCGGTCCCAGCGGGCACCCTGCGCATGCCAGGCCGCTTGAGCCCGGATGCGTCGAAGCGGCTGCGCGAGGCGTGGCAGGCGGCCCACGGCGGCGCCAGCCGGGCCGGCCGCGTGGCTGTGCTCGAGGACGGGTTGGAATACAAGCCCATCAGCAACACGATGAAGGACAACGACCTGATCGAGATGCGCCGATGGTGCATGCGTCAGATCGCGAGCATCATGCAGGTCCCGTCGCACAAGATCGGCGACACCGAGGCCGGCTCCTACAACTCGACCGAGCAGGCCGACACGGAGTTCGTGAAGCACACGCTGGCAAGCTGGGCCAGCAGGCTTGAGCAGGAGGCCAGCCGCAAGCTAATCGTCCGCGGCGAGCCGTACTGCACGCGGGTGAACTTCGACAGCCTGCTCCGGGCTGACATGAGCACCCGGTTCAGCGCCTACGCGATCGGCATCACGAACGGCGTTCTGACGGTCAACGAGGCCCGCGCACGCGAGGGCCTCAAGGCTGTCGATGGCGGCGACCAGATCCGCGTCCCACTGAATACCGAGGCGCCGGGCTCCCAGCAGCCGGCGGCCCCTTCCGTGCCGCCGTCCGAGGACCTTGAGCCGGAGGAGGTCGAGGATGTGCCTGTGAGCGTCGATGTGGACGCCGAGGACGCCGAGGAGCAGACTGAGCGCGCCCGCGAGCTGCTCGCGGCAGCCCAGCGCACCGCGGCGATCGCAGCCGTGCGGCCGGCGGTCGAGGGCGCCTACAAGCGGCACCTCACCCGTGTGAGCGAGTACCTGCTCAAGCAGCGCACCCAGGCCAAGCTCGACAAGTGGGCGCCCCCCATCGACTGCCTCGACGCCGACCTGCGCGACGTGGTGGCCGGGCTGGGGCGCCTGCTCGGCGATGAGGCGAAGGCCATCAAGGTGCTGGACGAGGCGCTTGTGCGCCACGCTCGGCACCTGCGCGGCAGCGTCGGCGAGATCAGCCACCTCAGCGACTCTCTGGCCGGCTGGAACACGCTCCCGGGCGCGGCGGCTGCGGAGCTGCTCGACCTGGTGCGCATCGAAGTGCTCAACGAACCCATTCTGGAGGACAACAATGCACAAGCCTGAAACCCGTGCCCTGGGCACCCTGAGCGAGGCCGCCGACCTGAAGGTGCGCGGCTATGCAGTGACGTGGGAGAGTTACGACATGGGCCGCGAGATGGAGCGCGTGGACCCGAAGGCGTTCGACCGGGCCCTCGAGGACTCCGGCGACATCGCCCTGCTCTGGAACCACGACACCGGGAAGCCGCTGGCGCGCGTCCGCGCTGGCAACCTGCGGCTCTGGACGGACGAGAAGGGCCTCGGCTTCGAGGCCACCCTGCCTGACACCGCGACCGCCCGCGAGGCCCACGCGCTGGTCGAGAGCGGCGTGGTGAGCCAGTGCTCGTTCGGGTTCATGGTGCGCGATGAGCGCTACGAGAAGGGCGAGACCAAGCCCGTGCGGGTGATCCTCGACGCCGACCTGCTGGAGCTGTCGCTCGTGACCTTCCCAGCCAACCCCACGACCAGCGTGGAGGCCCGGGAAGCCGCCCATAGCGATCCGGTGCGTCGGACCCTGCGACTGGCCCCTCCGATGTGATGGGGTCTTGCAGAGGCATTCTGGCGTGTGAGAATGCCTCCTAATCGAATAGCACCGCGACCGGCGGCCCCTGCCTAGTGCAGCTCGACCGGAAGCGAGGCAAGCCTCCGTGACAGCCCTCGTGGCGCACTGGCCTGCAGGCGTTTGGAACTGAACCCCCCAACCGCTGCGGCAGTGCGCCATTTTTTTGGCCCGTCGCAGCGCTCAACGGAGACTGCGATGGCTGACAAGATCAACAAGCTGGACCGCGGCGGCGAGGAATATCGCAGCCTGTTCCGCAACTACCTGGCAAAGGGCCACAAGGGCCTGACCGACACCGAAGCTCGCGCCCTCAGCGAAGGCAGCGCCACCGGTGGCGCGGTGCTTTTCCCGACCACCTACTCCAACATGTTCATGGAGGAGCTGGGCGATGACCGCATCGTCGGCAAGGTGAGCAAGGTCTACACCTCGACCGGAACCTTCAGCGTTCCGATCATCACGCCCGCGAACAGCAGCAGCTCTGCCCCTCGCGGGTTCAGCGTCCAGAACAACCCCGGCGAGGGTGGCACGCTGATCGACGCGACGGCTGGAAGCCAGGCGCAGGTGGTAGTGCCAAGCCTGACCAATCCCGGCACAAGCAACACCGGAACCGGCACCTCCACGTTCACCCTGAAGCGCATCAGCGTGATGGTGCGGGCTTCTCAGGAACTGGTCGAGGATTCGGCGCAGAGGGGCGATGCGAGTGTCGAGAGCATCATCGTGCGCCAGGCTTCCCAGGACATCCTGCGGGAACTGTCTCGCCAGATCCTGATCGGCAACAAGGATGACAGCGTGACCGCGGGCACGGCCAGCACGGCTGGATCGGACGCATGTCACGGCATCGCAAACACGCTCAAGCGCTACAGCCGCAGCATCACGAGCGCCGCTGCGATGGGTGCTGCAGCGGTCACTCCATCAACCCAAGTTGCGGCCTGCACCCTTGGACTGTGCCAGGACGAGCGTCTCGCCCCGCATTATTGGGACCGATGCACGTTCATCTTCAACAGCAAGAACAACACGGGAAACGGAACGGCAGCAAACCAAGGAACGCTGCAGTTTGGAGCGATCTCCGCGAACGCCGGAGCAAACATGATGCTCTCTGACGCGCGCATCTACGGCCGTCCGTACATGTTTGCAAACCTCAGTGCGGCTTCAACCTTTGGACTTGATGGGCTTGCTCAGGCCGGGGAGCCAATCCTGCTTGCCGCCGACCTCTCGCGCTACCTGCTCGCGTTCGCGGGCAACGGCATCAGCGTGACCCGTCTCAACGAAACTTTCGCCGCCACGAACGAAGCAGCGTTCATCGTGTCGGTTCGATGCGCAGGTGCGCTGACTGACGTGAATGCTGCATTTGGAATCCATCGCGGCTAAGCCGCAGAGGAATTGAACATGGACAGCTACAAGAAGCTGCGGGCTGAGAATGACGCCCGCTACCGCCAGATGAGCGAGCTGATCGAGAAGGCCAACCAGGCCGGCGGCGATCTCTCGGCCGATGACACCAAGACCTTCGACAGCCTTGACGCCGAGTACCGCCGCGTCCAGGGCGTGATCGAGAAGAACCACCAGCTGATGGCGCTGGCGGCGAAGGACCGCGAGACGGGTTTCGTGGATGTCGGCCCCGACGCCCCCGAGATGCGTCGCGCTCCCGCGGCTCGCGAGACCGCCCAGCGGGCCCCCCGCT